GGCGGCTGGTCAAGATTGGGTTGCGCCTCCACAAGCCGGGCAAGACTGCCAAGGGCTGTCTGCTGCGCGGCCTCCACGCCGCGCTGCCCGGCCAGCGTATTGAGCTTCCCAAGAAGTGCGGCATTTGTGTCCGAGGCGCCAAAATAATTTTCTCCCAGACCATACATGCGGGCGATTGTGTTGCCGTAGTTAACGACCATTGCGCGCGTTGATCCGCCGGCGCCCGGGGCGTTCATGCCCGTTGCGTGCGCCGCCTCGGAGATGATGCCGCCGACGTCGTTGACGAGAAGCTTTTGCGCCTGAGCCGCCTCCGCCGCGCGGTCGACGGTGTTGCGGTAGTCGGCGCTGCGCGCCTCCGCCGCGGCCCTCGCGCCTGTCGTGCCTCCCGTGACAGCGTCCATCTCTCCCCTTGCCGCAGCCATTGATCGGCTGTCCCACCCGATGCCGGGTGGCGGCTGCACCGCCCCTGCCCCGGGCATAAGCGGTCCCTGTTTGCCTGCGGGCGTCGCCCCGGGGCGCTGCGGCAGGGTCGCCTCTGACTGGCCAAAGACCGGGCGTGGATTTCTGCGGAAATCGGCTTCCGTCGTAACCGACCCGTCTGCAAGACGAACCATAGGCACGCCGGCGGGAGACGTGAAGAAGGCGTCCTTGTAAACCTTCATCATCTCTTCGATGTTCTCGAAGCCCATGCGCTCGACAAGCTTTTCCTTAGCCTTTGTCTCCTGCTCCTGCGTGGCAGCTTTAGCCGTGATCTCTCGGATTTCGGGGATTTGCTTGGCCACATCCATGTAGGATTTTGCGCCGGCGGCCATGCCAGCGCCAGCGCCAGCAAGAAGGGCCGACCCGAGGTAGCGAGAAGGTGTCCCCACCATCGTCGTCAAGCCCGTCCCAAGCCCCGTCAGCAACGGCACCATGACTTGCTTGTCAGTAAGCATGTCGGCAAGGCCACGCGGCGCCTCATCTGCCTTGCCCCCTGCGGCAGGGGGCATGACGCCCGTTGGCGCCTGCGGCGTCGTCGTTGCCATAAAGCTGCGTTCGCGTGGGCCAAGGGATGACAAGGCCGGGCCAACGCCACCTTTTTCAAGATTGCGCTCATATCGTGCCATATACTCTGGCACAGACGTGCCAAGAACGTCTTTCGCGCCCATTTTGCTTTTGTAGCCGGGGCCGGCAAACCACATGGCCGCCGCCTCTGCGGGGGCGCCGGTTTTTCGTAAGTATGAGCCAAATTGGCTCCGGGCAATTTTTTCCTGAAGATCCGGGTCGCCAAGAAATTGCTCGCGCGTCACATTTCCAAGACCAGCCGTCCTGGCCCACGGGGCGACATTGCCTTCAAGGATCTGATATTTTCCGAGCGCGTGGCCGTATTTTGTTTGCGGCCCAATCGTTCGATACGGGTCTTTTTCCCCGCCGGTCTCGCCTTTCGCAAGCGGGCGAAGATAGTAGTCAATGTCCTCATCTGAATAAACGCCGCCGGTCTGCGCCGCAGGCCGCACGCCCGTCTTGGCCCTTGGGTCAGAAAGGGCCATGAGCATCGGGCCAAATGTTGTGGCCGCGCTGTAAAGACCAGCCAGTCCGCTTCCGACCTTGCCGGCGGTTCCGAGATAGTCCGCCGCCTTGTCGAGAACGCTTTTTGATTGATCCCTGTCCCGGTCGGAAGATGGCCGGGTGGCTTCCAGTGGCCGCGCGGTTTGTATGCCGCGGGACATAAAACTCCACGGGTCATCTTCCTGACCGCCGGGCACAATGCCGCCGCCGTAGGCCATATTGCCGCCCCAGCCGGGCCAGCCTTTGACTTTGTATTTGTCGTATAAATTGTATCCCTTTTCGAGCAGGCCGCTCAGGCTCTCCCCGACCCCAAGCGCCTTTTCCATCGTCTCAAGGCCGCTTGCCGGCTTTTCACCCGGGGCAATGGATGCCGCAGACAAAGGCGCCGACGTCCTGATGCCTTCAGTCGGAATTGTCGCAGCCGCAGGCTTCATTGAGCCATACATAGCCTGCTGCGCGGCAAGGATTGCGGCAATGTCACTGCTTGCGAGGCCGCCATCTGCGTAGCCGCCGCGGGAATAGTCGCCGCCATTGCGGACAGCGCCGCCCATGCGCGCCGCATCTTCTGTGGCCTTGCCGTAATCGACAGCCATGAGCCCGTCGGGGCGGACGCCAACGGCATCCGGATGCGCGCTCGCCACCTCATCAGCCATAAGGCCAATTTGAGCCGGGCCGCCGTCTGCGTATCGATACGCGTAGACGTTTTGGCCGTCGTTCAGTTTGCCGACGACATCCGGCTGCTCGCGGTCGACGCCCGTTTTGGCTCTTGGGTCCGACAGGAACATGCCGAACGGGCTTTGTGCCTGAGACTGAACCGTTGTCGACCCCGTAAGCGGCCCAAGCGCCCCCGCCAGGCCCCCAAGAAACTGGGCTTGCATGTAGGGGAACATTTGCTGCTGCTGAAACTGGTTATACAGAGCAGTTTTCCCCGCCTGCTCTGTTTGCTGCCCAAGGGTTGCCGCCCCCAGCGCCGCCTGCGCGGCTTGCTGACCCTGCGCCCCAATCCCCTGCGCCGCCTGAAGCTGCCGCGCAAGGTCTGTCTGCGCCGCCTGCAGCGCCTGACCATAGCCTGTTTGGTAAAGTGGGCTGAGAGCGTTGCCCATGGCTAGCTGTTGCTGACCCATAAGCTGGGCGCGCTGTAATCCGGCGCGGTCACCCCCGAAGGCCCCCGCCCGGATAGCTTCCGCCTGCTGCTGGGAAAGCTGTTGCCCCTGCTGTTGCTGAAGAGCCTGCCGCACGGGGTCAATTACTTGCTGCATGAACGGGTTCATGTAGCCGCCAGCCATTTGCGCGGCGTTACCCATTCCCGCTTGCGCCGCCATCTGGGGGGCAAGGGCGGCATATGGGGCATTGGCGGCGGCAAGGCCACCAAGGCCGTATATGGCTTGCTGCTGCTGTGGGTTTAATTGCGCAACGAAGGCCTCTGGCGTTGTGCCATATTGCTGGAATGGGCGGGAGGCGGCCTGCTGCCCCCGCGCCATGACGGAGTTATACCACTCCATCGCCTGCGGGCTGGGCGAAACAGTAACCTGTTGTGCCGGGGCCAGTCCTCCGCCGCCGCCAGATGATCCCTTTCCGCACATTAGACTACTCCGCTCAAGCCTGTGTCGTGGCCGCTGGCTCATGCCAGCCGCCTGTCTTCACGCCATATAAAAAGAAGGCCCCGGCTGGCGTGCCAAAGACGCGCTCATACAATTTAACCTTGCCGTCGGTTCTGGTTGTCGAGAGGACGCCAATGATCAAGGGAAGCCCCAATTCATCCGCAACCTGCTTGCTGAACTCGCAAAGCTTGCGCGCCCGCCCCCCGCTTGCGCCTCGATGTTTGGGGTGAACAAAGACGGTTTTCTCCTCAATAATTGGACTATCACTATACCACATTGTCGACACGCGCAGCAAAACAAAGCCTTCAAGCTCAGATCCCGGATTGCCAATTACGCCAATGAGCCCGTGTTCCTGGTTTAGGGAAAGCCAAACGTCATACAGTATTTTGTCAACATTTGGCTCAAACACGCCGTTTTCTTCGCAGACCATAAGCGCAAGGCGCATGACGCCCTCAAGATCTTGCGGCGTCCCTATTCTGATTTTGACGTCCTCAATCGGCTTTCTAGGCATAAAGATCCCCTTAATCTTTCTTGGGCCCGGGTAGTTTTTTTAGCGTCTCTACGGTTTTTGCGCGATATTTTTTAACAAAATCATCAAGCGCCGCGTGACCGCGATCAATATCATTGCCACCAATACGAGCAACACTCGCAGGAGAAATAACATATTCTCCCCCAGCTGCAACAATCTCCACAGGCGCGCCATCTCCCCTCTCCTGCATTCCAAAAATAACGTTGGCGATGCGAAACCCGGCCATTGTATTGCCTTCCCCCATGGCCGAAATAATGTCGGCGGGGATGACGTAGGCGCCAGACGGCACGTTAATTGGCAAGTGGTCTGTTCTTCCGGCAACCGGGCTGTGGATAGGCCCGACGTGGATTTTTTCACTTGAGCCGCCGTCGGCGCGGGATTGCCGGGCCTGATTTAATGCCGCCGCCACGGCCTGATCCTGGGGGTGGCCGGCGTGGATCATCTCGCGAATATTGGCGCCTATTGTTTTTTGGCCTTTTCCCTTAAGAAGCGGCATTTTTCACCTATGCGGTCAAGGAGTAGGTTACATTGATTGACTGCCCCGCGCCTGGGACAATCACAAGGCCCTGCGTAAATATTTGCCCCGACTTGTAGACGCCAAGCGTTGTTGGCGTCGCAATCAGGGCATTGGCGGAGGCGGCCGCACTTGCCGAAAGCGCATTATTCACCGTTCCTGAGGCGGAGCCGGCCACTATAACAGACACGCTAACCAATACGCCGGATCCGTTAACAACGAGCGTCGACGAGCTCACGGTGGCTGACGTTGCCCTGCCACCATAAAAATTAATCGAAGTGTTGATTGTGTTTAATGCAACAACGGCGTTCTTTGTTGCGGTAAGAATGTCATCAAGATTTGCCATCAGAATTTTCCATCCTGCTGGTAGCGGTATCTCATTGCGCCAACCCGCCAGAAAGACCCGATGTCATTGCTCTCGATTTTAATGGACACCAGCCTCCCGCGAAAACGCGGCGTAATATAAGTGCTGCTTTGCGTCATTGTGTATGGACCATAAGCCTGAGGCTGCTGGCCGGGGTAGTCAGTAACATAAAACGTCAAAAGGACATTTGCCGTTTGGGCCCCGCCATAGTAGCCCCACTTCATATCTGGCCACACCTGATCAATAAAAATCTTCCACTCGGCGTCCGACAAAACATAGTAGCCTGTCTGGAAGCTGGCGTTTATTGGGGCGCCATCAGCGTCGGTCGACGTTTCGTGCTGATAAATGTAATAGCCGTTTGTGGTTCCCGCCCCAATCGGAGGCCCTAAAACGCTTTGGTTAATCCACGCCGTTCTTGCAAGCGAACCAAAGTCCCACTGGTCAAGAACGACATTGTATTTTACATAATTTGTAATTTCCCCATTCCCGCTTGTCGTTGGGTAAAACCATGAAATTTCGCCAAATCTGGAATTGGGCGCAATGCGTATTTTATCCAGATTGCTTGTATCAAGATCCTGAAACACAACGTCCCATATGGGACACCTTATTGGTTCCACGCCGCCGGGGCCAAGGCGGAAAAACTGACTTTGCGACATCCAGTAAACCGTGCCGTTCATTGACGCCGCGGCCTTTCTGGCAATAAGCCCGCATCCCGTTCCAATCTCGTTGAATTGGTAAACGTATGGCGGCCCGGAATATTGCATCGCCCAAATAGCAAGATCCGTCCAAATCAGACCCTGTTGTGGCCCCTGAATGCACGCAACAATTTTTGACCCCTTGGGTATGCGATAAGAGCCAGCCTGATTTGTTACCAATGGGATCCACTGATTGTAGTTGTCAACGTCGCACCACGTAATAAGCATAGGGTCCTGAATGCCCGTGACAGTTGACCCCCACGCAACAATTTGCCGTTGAGGCATAGCCACAAACATGCCGTCGTTGACCGTCGGCGCGTTACCAATGATCGTCGCCGTAGTCAGTCCGGATGTCGGCGACCATTGATATATTTGTCCCCCGACCGGGCAAGCGATAAACACCTGTCCCCAGTTATCAAACGTCCAGTCTGTTGCGGTGATTGGCGTCCCATAGACAGCCGTTGGGGCGACGCCCGTTCCGTATCCGCCGACGCCGTATCCGCCGACGCCATATCCTGTTGTTGTCGGCAGTGGCAGCGGCGTTCTGTAGTAGATAAATTTAGCGTTGCCGCCGTTCATGTATGCGTTCGTGGACGCGGCGGCCTTTGTGCTTGCAATTATGCGGAATGAGTTTCCGGCGCCTACCGATGGACCCGAGGCAGCAAGCGTATCAATTTCAACAATAGTATAATTTCCGTATACATCAATTCCAGAGACAGTCGTCAGAACAAGGGCAGGGAAAGTGTCGCCAACGAGATATCCATGATTATAAAGAACAACGTCAACCAAAGAGGAGCCGGATGTCGTGTAAAAGCGCGGGACCGCGCCTCCACCCGCAACCGTAGACGTTGCAGAAACAGGGCTCCCAAGCGCGTTAAGGGCCCGAATTTGCCAAGAGTTCGCGCTAACAAAATTAGTTGGATAGGTTCCGAATAAAACCAGCCCCCCAACAGAAATCTGGGTTTTTATGTCAACAGTATCAAAGCTTTGAACATTTGAGCCGGTGTCGTTAATCTGAACAAGACTTGATGCAAGAGTTGTATCTGCCGACACCGCGGCATTGGAAACAGTAATTTTAGGCGTCAATACTGCCTGTGTTCCGTTTGATATAATAGAGAGACAGTCAGTTGCGGACACAGCCCCGCCGCTGACGTAGGAAGACGTCGTCGCCGAGGCAAACGAAACCGTGTTCAGCGTAGATCCGGTTACGGTAAATGTCCCATTGTAGCTCGGGCTTGATGGCGTTGTTGTAATTCCCGAAACTGTAATTTCCGACCCAACGGAATATTGATTGGATCCGCTAAACGTAATAGTGGCAGTCGTCCCGTTGCCTGACGCCCCGGTAACAGTGTGAAAAACAGTTTCTGCGCCGACGCCCAAATATTGCCGCGCGTTCGTGTCCTGCCAGGCCCATAGTGCGCGGACAGGCGAGCTTAATTTAGACGTGTAAAATTTTGTCCAGCCGCCAATTTTTTGGCATAAAGCATTATTTTGCCTGTCGGGTATAAAGCGAACAAGATTTGACGTAGATATGGCGCCCTCATTCAGGGCAGACGTCCTGTTTTGATCAACGCCGGGGATGAGCCGTAATGTGCTGTGCGGCATTCATTAACCCCTTGTCGGCGTCGCGGATGCGGAGCGGCTTTGCGACGACCACGCCGCCGCCTCGAACTTTTTACGATTTTCCTCGTCAATCGCGCTCTTCAGAAGCGTCTGGTATTGCGTCTCATAAGTCACGGGCATTTGGGGATCATTGCCTTGGGAGCTGCTAAAGTTTCTCTGATAAGCGGCAACATAAACCATTGACGCCATAATGAATAAATCAGGGAGGTTAAGGCTGATAAATGTTGTCACGTTTGCAGACGACAGCGACGACGGCCTGTATGTCCCAATAATTTCAACCGTATATGTTGCGTCCGCGTAGGGGCCGACGAGAAACGTGTAATTGCTCTCTCCGTCGCCAAATGGCGCAAAATATTTTGGTGTTCCGGCGCTTGAGGCGCTTCCATATACGGCGTCCAGAAATTCTTTTGTGGTGGGCAAAAGCGGGACACGCGTCGATGTTTCCGGGTTTGTGGATCCAGCGGGGGTTAAAAGATTTATCTGCTCGCTGACGACAAGCGTCCCCCCTTCAGAGGGGTAAAAGCTTGCAGATGGAATTGTGATAGTTCTGGTGTTTGCGGCGACCGAATAGCTGGAGTTGGATACGGACGTAAAAAGAAAGTCCAAATCCCGGCATATGCGATTTTCGGCGTAGGTTATTGCCTGGGGCAAAATAGCCAAAAACTCGGCGTTTGACTCCTCAACCACAGCCATTGTTGCAATCTGGCCTTTGTAGCTGGTAGTCCCCGCCACCGATCCGTCGTAGCTAAGCCCCGTCGTCATTTCAGTCCCTCAGTCGCCGCGGCAATCCTACCATGAAACCGTTGCCATTCCTATGCCGGAGACCCGGTGAGAGCCCTGAGCTCGCTTCGAATGCGCCGTATTTCCGAGAAGATAATCTGCCGGGCTTTGGTATCCCAGTCATCCTGATAGGCCATGTCATTGCGGCGCCGCCACTCCCGGAGCTCTTGCCGCAGGCGAACGATTTCCGCCCCCTCGTTAAAGGAAACGACATCCCCGGTCACTTCTTTCCCCACCCGCAAGCCTGCTTGCCAACGGCATTGTGAGCCTTCACCGCCCAAACCGTCTTATCCGTGTCCTTTTTTGACCAGTAAATCGGTTTGGCTCCGTCGCAAAAGCGCAGGCTATTCGTCGTCAGGTCGGCGGAACCCGTCGTCGTCTGACACCCCGCCAGAAAGACGCTCCCGCTCGCGCTCAATAGCCATGCGCGTCTCAACAGCCTTCTGAGCCGCATCCACCTGCCCCTTCAATGCTTCAAGCCGCTCCGCAACCCTTCCGGCGTCGGCAAGCCTGACGGCATAAAGCCAATCAAACAGCTTGCCGGCGACGGAAAAGAGCGAACTCAACAGGCCGATGATCGTGACGATCACGCCTGACGGTCTCCTCCGGTGATATTGTAGTCCTTGGCCCCGATCAGGCCGAAGGCGACCAGAACCGCAGAGATGTCTTCATTAGACAGCGTTCGAGTCTGGTAGAACTTCCACGCTACATTCAACAGAGCAAGGATGCCGGGGATCGTCGTCATCCAGTTTTTCAAAACAGTCATTGCCTTCTCCTTAAGTTTCGATTTGAACATGTGGTCCGTCGACAATCGACTTCCAGTAGACGCCATAAGTTATTTTGTCAGACAACCCCAGCGCCTTGGCCGCCGGCTTGAACGCCTTCTCCACGATGGTCTTGTAGTCTTTCAGATCCCACGAGACCTTGCCACCGGGCATGGCGACGAAGTCAATTGCCTTGCCGCGCAGATGATACGACTTCATCGTGCGAGACTTGCCGGTTTTTACGAGATATCGCTGGCGCTCAGCCGTCCGCAATCCTTCGGTAATCTCAAACGGGATCGGGCTGGTCTCTCTAGCTTTCTTCGCCAGCGCGATCAGATTGGCGTCCACGCCGCGGAGGCGCGTGAGCGATGTGGCGTTGAGTTTTGTCATTATCGATCTGCCTTTTTATTTATCGTCTCCTGAATGCGATCAAGCTTCAGAAATACTGCATTCATGGTTGTCGTAAACTCATCACGGGTCACATATTGTCCCGCAACAAGCACTTCGATTGCGCTGACTTTCTCAACCAGCTTGGCGTCAGCGGTCTGCAGGTCTCGAAGTGACGACCACATCGTGTTCAATAGCCACCCGCCCATCACGCCGAGGATGCCGACGACTATGTTAAAGAGAACCTGATAGTCTGGCATATTACCTCACCAAGCACATTGTGGCGATGACAGAAGGAATAGAGGGGCCAAGACCGGCTCCGGGAGTTCCGTCTGAGAGGATTGTTGTGCCGTCATCAGACGCCCATGAGAGCTCAAGCCAATCGTTGGCGTTCATTGCATAAACAAAATTCCACGCGGCAAGATATTTTGTTCCGTTGTCCTTGATGTCTATTTCTGTATTGGACCACGCAACATCTGAGCCATTATATTTTAACCAAAAATATGCTTTCTTGTTTGCTGATGCAGGTAAAACCTGAATTGAAAATTGAAGGTTATATACGCCTTGGTAATCAACTTTTATTCTTGTGTTTGCCGGGCCAGATGGATTGGAAGCAATGGAAACGCCATATGAAAGATCGGTCACTTCGTATTGAACAAGGGTCGGCGTTGCGGCCCCCGCCACTGTCTGATTTACGTGGCTGGAAAACGCCCCGTGATACCCTGCGAAGCCATATCTCGTCACGCCGCCAACCGACGTGACCTCCATATTGTCGCCGCCAATCGCAGGCTGAGAAATAGCCGTGTTGTTGTTTGCGCCGCCGCCAAGCGTAAAAGTGCTGGCATTATTGCCGATCAAAAGGTCGCCAACAGCCGGGGATCTGCCGATCCTTGGAACGCCTCCCCAGACAGTTACGATATCGTCGGCCATTTAATCCTCAGAACGTGATGCTGCCAGAGCCGACAGTCGTCCATGTGTATATGCGGAAGCCGCCAGAAACAGTTATAGTCGGCGAGCCGGTTGTGGCTGTAGCAGCGGCATAGGTGTCGGCGTAACGAATAATTACAATGCCTGAGCCGCCTGCAGCCCCGCCCGTGCCGCCAAATATGCCGCCGCCGCCGCCGCCGCCGCCAGTATTTGAAGAACCTGCGGTTCCGCCAGTAGATGCACCGTTGCCGCCGCCGCCGGTGCCGCCGGTGCCGCCGGTGACGCCGGTGCCGCCGCCGCCGCCTGCATAAGTAACAGACGCCCCACTAATGCTTGAAGTTGTGCCGCTTCCGCCATTCCCGCCGTTTCCGGATGTTTGATCACCGCTGGACCCAGCCGCATTTGCGCCGCCCCCTCCTCCTCCTGGATAAGAGCCAGGGGTTCCCGTAATGCCGCCGCCAGAATTTCCTTGTCCAGCAGTCCCCCCGCCGCCTGCTCCACTTCCGCCCGAATAAGACCCGGCCCCGCCACCGGAACCTCCGCTGTTTCCGTCAGTTCCAGCAGCAGCGGATCCGCCACCACCACCGCCACCGCCGGTTGATGTAATCGTGTCAAAAACTGAATTGCCACCTGCTCCACCTTTGCTAGAATATGGATTTGAGGCGCCAGTTCCTCCCCCTCCAACAGTAACCGAATAAGAAACTCCGGCTGTCACTGAATAGCCGCTTGCTGTTCGGAGGCCCCCCGCGCCCCCGCCTCCCCAAGACCCGCCGCCGCCGCCGGCAACAACCAGATATTCAATTGACGGAGGTGAGTTGCTCGCCGCCTTTGCCGCGCCAACAAGCATATGCATGATGCCAGACATCAGGTCACATTTCCTGTAACAACAAAGGTCGGGGTCGCGCCGCCTACGTCGCAAAGCAGCGTCGCCACGCCATATTGAGCCAATGTTCTATTGCCCGTAGTAGCAGAACCAGCAAGTCGTAACGTCACACTTGCTCCTGCTGTTATCGTCTGGGCGGCGTTCGAATTGTTATAAATTGTAACAACGTCGCCTGCGCTAAACACCGAAGCATTTACAGTTACTCCGCCAGTGGTGATGCTGATGTATTTTCCGTTGTCTCCCGCAACCAGGACATACGCAGACGTCTGACTGTTCTGCGGGATGTTCCTGAACCCGACCGTCATTGTTTCGGCGGGGAACGTCACGGTGTAATTACTCGCCCCGGCGTTCGCGGAGGCAAAAGATGTGTAGCCGGTAGACGAGCCGGCCAGTCTCGGCGTCGTCAACGTCGGGCTTGTCGCAAATACCAACGAGCCGGAACCCGTCTCATCCGTCATCGCCGCCGCAAGGTTGGCGCTTGATGGCGTCCCAAGCCATGTTGCTACGCCGGTTCCAAAGCTTGTAATGCCCGTTCCGCCGGCGGCGACAGGTAACGTCCCGGCCGTCAGCGCCGAAGCTGAAGTCGAATAAATGGCGTTGTTTGCAGCCGTAAAGCCCGTCAGGTTCGTGCCGCCGTTGGCCGTCGGCAAAGTCCCTGTCACGCCGGTTGTCAGTGGCAATCCTGTATTGGAAGCAAGGCTTCCGGTCGTTGTCTGTAACGTCCCGCTTGTTGGAAGCGTAAGGGCCGTCGTATTTGTGGCTGTCAGGGTTACCGAAAAGGCTCCGACTGTGGCGAGTGTGGAGCCATCTCCCAAGGTAAGCGTAGCATTTGTTGCCGGGGCGGTAATGGCAACCTTGTTTATGCTGGTTGCGGAGGCGACGCCAATCGTCGGCGTCGTCAGGGTTGGACTGGTGGCGAGAACAACGCTGCCGGACCCCGTAGAAGCATTTCCCAGCGCCGTAACGGTTCCGCTTGTCGGAAGTGTAAGCGCCGTTGCTCCTGTCGATGTAAAAGTAATGGAGTTTGCGCCGCTTGTGGCAAGCGTAGACCCATCCGCCAAAGTTAACGTGGCGCCCGTGGCCGGAGCCGTAATCGTAACCTTGTTGACGCTGGTAGCTGCTGCGACACCCAGCGTTGGCGTTGTTAGCGTCGGGCTTGTTGCAAGAACAATGCTACCAGAGCCGGTCGACGTATTGCCAAGAACCGTGACCGTTCCGCCTGTCGCGGGAAATGTAAATGTTTGGCTGTCTGCAGCAGCCGCCAGCGTCATTGTGTTGCTGAGCGTAAGGGTTTTACTCGCGGCCGGCGCAAATGTTGCGTAGGTAATAAATCCGCCACTGGCATTAACGGCATTTGCCGCAGCCGTTGCGACGCCGGTTCCGGCCACAACTGTAGCAAGCGCCCCAAAAGACGAGCCGCTTGTTTTTGTAACAGTAATGACGCCCGTTGATGCAACAATTGTTGCGTCCCCAGACATTGTAAAGCCGCCAAATGCTCCGGCATTATTGTATTGAAGCTCACCATTTGAGCCGCCCGGTGATCCAGACCCGCCTCCGCCAGATTGCGCAACCCAGCTTAATGTTCCGGAGCCATTGGTCTGAAGA